GTACCTTGATAGCTGTTCGGCCCATGCAATCCCTCATAAAGATTGGGAAAAAATTGGCGAAGTATTTCTAGGTAACCCACATAATCTTGCAACGCTGGCAATGCAGCGGATGATGATTGGTGCTGTCGCTCGTGCTTATAACCCTGGCTGCAGTATGTCTTGGCTGCCAATCCTTGTTGGTGCACAAGGTGTAGGTAAGTCTATGTTCAGCCGTAGCTTGGTACCAGAGAAGCTGTTTGCTGAAGTCAGTACTCCACTAGAGACACTGATGAAAGAGCAGTACAGACTTCACGTTGCTTGGCTGCTTGAGCTACCTGAGATTGATCACTTCTTCCAAGCAAGGAACATTGAAAACTTCAAGAACCTAATTACTACTAGGTGTGATGAAGTTCGTAGACCTTACGCAAGTCTGCCTGAACGGCTGTTGCGTAGGTTTGTAATGATTGGTACTACTAATCGCAACCAGTTCCTTGTTGATAGCACTGGTAATCGTAGGTTTGTGCCATTAGAAATTGGTGCAAAATTCTTGATTCCTTGGCAACAATTAGCTGAAGAACGTGATAGTCTATGGGCAGCAGCAATCAAAGCTTACCGCGAAGATGCGTCCTACGAATTTAATAGCGGTGAGATTGCACAGATTGCTGAATACATTCAAGAGTTTGGTGACCCTGATCCTTGGACAGAAAAGATTAGTGCATTCATTTCTGTCAAAGAAGAAGTTACTGCTGCTGATGTATTGACCCAAGCTTTGGATCTTGATCCACGGCAACAGGGTAGGCGTGAAGCTAGACGTGTAGCAGATGTTCTGCAAACACTTGGTTGGCGACGACTAAATACTTCTCGTAAAGATCCTGTTACTAAAAAGACTAAGTCAGTTCGCCTTTGGGTCCGTCCTACAGATGACCCGCTTACTGAAGACCATATCTTAAATGACTTTTGATTACAATGAAAGCAAATGACATAAAGATTGGACTGCGCGTGCGTGTTCAATCCAATGACAAAACAGCACTCGTAGTGGGTAGGCCTGAGTACTACACACCTCGTGCAAAATTGGTTCGTATTAAATACGAGAATTCAACTCGTTACGAATATATGATCAACCATCAAATTGAACCGCTGCCTGATGAAGATCAGTATCCAGCGCTTGGTGGTAGCTACGTAAAACCTGAAGGAGATTTTTAATATGCCTGAAGCACAGCCAAGTAAAAAGCGTGGAGGTCACGCTTATGGTAGACGACATCATCAGATGTCTAACACTGCAGAAGAAGGTGAGCTTTGTATTTACAGTGGTCACTCACTTGGTAGGTTCTCATCGCACTCAATGCGATATGACAGTCATCAAGCTTGCGTCCGTTGCGTAGCAACTGCACGCGAAGGTATGATTTCTTTTGACATCAATAGATTGCTTAAGAAGTATAGGTCTAAAGCACTGAAGTTCTGGTCACAAGTTGATATGGGTGAACCAGATGATTGCTGGTTGTGGAAGGGTACTATTAATCCTAGAACTAAGCAGCCACAGTTTTCTTGGCGTCGTCCTGGTATTAGTACTTCTACTCAGCATCACCCTCAGCGTGTAGCTATGTGGTTTACTTGGGGCGACTTAGGTTATACAGGTGTCAAGACTACCTGTGGTGAAAAGTATTGCTGTAATCCGTTTCACCTTATCCCTCAGCACGTAGGTGTTTTTGTTGATCAAGATAGCTTTTTAGATTCATTTGAGCTTGCTTGTCAATTACATACACTCAAGCAGCAAGTCTCTGAGTACGTACTAGAGGAAGCCCTCAAAGAGCAAACAAGGTTAGATGAAACTGCAGCTATCGATGCTCGTGCAGCCTTGCTTATGAGCCCCGATACAGGCTTTGCAGAGCGCTTTGAAGCAGTGATGACTGACATCCTTGCAGGCAAGCACATCTCTCAGACAGAACCAGAAGATAGTGGTTTATTTCGTAAGCCAATTAATAATGAAGAGTCTGAAGATAACCCCACAAATGAATTTTAATTTAACTATCCTTAGTAAAGAGTCATAGTATTATGTCCCGCCGCACTGATTTATTAAACCAGCTTTTTCATTCGGATAAAGTTGGAGAAGATGCAGAAAAAGAACGTAAGTTTCTTGCTGCTACTGCTGAGTTGATCCTCACTGACTTTATTAATATTGCATTGAATGGTATTCAAAACAGAGGTGCAGGTACTCTTGTTATTAATTTGATTAATGACTCCACAAGCTATATGAGTGGAGCAGATGTTGAATCAGATTTATTAGTAGCAGAATCTGAGCGTGACGAAGATGTTCTTAAGTTTCTTCGAGACTTGATGAATGAAATTGATACAAATGACTGGTCAAAAAATGTATTAATTACTCTGATTAGTGATGCAGGAACAAGAACATTTAGTATCGAAGCAGGTGGGGGCCAAGAAAGCCTCAGAAAGAACACAGCAAAACTTGGCTGATAAGCTTAAAGCTTCTGGCCTTAAACTACCGCTGTATCCACCACCGCAAATTATTGAGCGTGCACGTGAAGTAATGGGTGGCATTGACTTTGACCCGACGTCTGATCCTGTTCAGCAAGTACTAGTCAATGCTACATCGGTACCATCTATTGAAACCAACCCATTGCAAGAGCACTGGCACGGCAATGTATTTGTTGCACCCAAAGGTGCAGTGCGTACGTCACGCATCTGGCTGAATAAAACTATTAGTGAGTATCGCAATCACTATATCAATAGCTTTTTATTTTTTACAAATGCTAGTGAATTGATGCGAGCAGCACCAGTCATTTATGACTATCCGTTCTGCATACCATTTAAACGTGTTAAACAACTTAAAGCTACTTCTGAGGGGTTTGAGCCTATCTCTCCATCTATGTGGAATGTTATTGTCTATGGCCCGCCAGTTGAAACAACTATCACTAGCGTTGATAGAGTGTCTTTGTTTTATAGCACCTTTAGAGATATTGGTCGCATTTGTTTTAACGAGTACGCAGGTGATAGCTGGCAGCGTGACTTAGATTATTTTGAAGAAAAGAAAGGAGATGTTTAATGTCTAAACATCTCAGTGATGCTAATTTTATACAGCTACCTTCTGGTAATAGTGTGCATCTCTATCGTTTAATACATAGAGATGGGACTTTGATGTGGAAGAATGCTCTTATTAATACTAATGATAAATTGAGTGTCCCTATTGAGCAAGCACACGAATCTCACATTATTAAAACAGCTCAGCGTATAGAAGAATTAAACACTTGGGTATCTAATTTATTAGAGCCTTGGGATTGCATTAAACCTACGTTGTGGTATTCACCTGAGCATCCACACGAAGGGTTAGCTCAAGGCTATGCCTGTTTCTTTCGGCATACATCAATGCCCTTAGCCGATCTGTACATTCAATTAGCACAGCATATTCAAAGCCACGAGTCCCTTGAGCAGACTGAAGGTGGCATTTATTTCAGCAGGTGTTAGGCCGGCTAACGCCGGCTATATGCCTAACCGGCTTCCTCAAGCTTGCTAATCAAACGGTTTAAATACCAACGTGCTTTGCTTGCATCTTGCAAAGGCTTTTCTTTTAGCCACATTCTAAGTATGTACTTTAGTACTTGACCTTGAAGCAATCCTTCTGCAGGTGTTGGTGCATCTTGAATTGCATCTTCAATCACTTCGATTGCTTCTGTCTTGCCACGTGTGTAGTGTGCAGGACTATTCACCAGGTGATGTTCTTTTTTTAACTCATCTAGTGTAGTATCAAACTTCCAATAGACATTGTCACACTCGAATACACGATACTTTTCATCCTCATTTGTATAGTCAAAATCATCTAGATTTGAGTAAGCCATTCTCTCATTGTCTGGGTTTCTTTCTTACTATAGATACGTTGATTAACTAATGTGAGATATGTCAAGGAAAAAACCTATTGTTTCTGACCCTACGTTTATACCTAACAAAGACCGGTATTTTATGAACGTAGCCAAAGAAGTTGCCAAGGGTTCTAACCATCCAATCGCAGAAGGTGGTTGCATTATTGTGCGTGACCGTGATATTATTGGTAGCGGCAGAAGTGTATTAGCTGAGTGTAAAGTTGAGATTGATTGTATGACTTATGCAATTGCTACTGCGTGCAAACGTGGTACGCCAACTGCAGGTGCTGAAGTCTATACAACACGTTATCCATTCAGTGCATCTGTCTTTCAGTTGCACATTATGGGTATCAAAAAAATTGTAGTGCTTGCACACGATTGGGAACCTTATTACAAAGATGAATTTAGAAGAGCAGCACGATTAGCAAGAGAGCTTTTAATTTCTATTGAACCACTATTTGAAGATAATGACGAACGATTTGAAACCAACAACCAAGCCCCGCGCTTTGATGACAAAGAAGAGCAGTACAAAAACAAAGACCTCTACACCCACAGCCCGGCAGAGGCTGATGGTTTCGACACTGAAGACTATGACAGAGACACCGATGACACAAACAGCACTTCTATTTGACCTTGAATCAACAGGCTTACTCAGACAAGGCAGCCAACTTCACTGTATTGTTGCTCGTGATATGTCTAATGTCGATAAACCTTTGGTATGGGATGCACCAAACAAAAACCTAGACTTAGCTGTTGACCAGTTGCGTCGTGCTGACGTACTGATTGGTCATAACATTATCAGCTATGACGTACCACTCATCAAAGAGCTGTACGATTTTGAACCAGAAGGTCAATTGATTGACACGCTTGTACTGTCACGTTTGTTTTACCCACACATTGCAGACCGTGACTTTGAGCGTAAGCCAATCGGTATGCCACAAAAACTGTATGGCCGTCATAGCCTAGAGGCGTGGGGGCACAGACTTAAGTGCTTCAAAGGAGACTACGGGTCACACGAGGGTGCTTGGGATAAATACACGCCGGAAATGTTGAGCTATGCCATTCAAGATACTGAAGTCACACTGAAACTATATGAACTACTGAAAAGGAGGATGAATGATTATGCGTAATGGATGTTATATATACTTTGACGCTGATTGGCAGCCCTACTATGTAGGTAAGGGCTCTAGGAGGCGGGCAAGGAACAAGGACAGGCACTCTTGTGAAGTTCCAGAACCTAGCCACGTGCAGTGGTTCTTTTTTGATGAAGAATGGAAAGCATATGAATGCGAAGTAGAACTTATTAGTTTCTTCGGTAGGCTTTCGGATGGCGGCGTCTTACTAAATGTGTCTGCTGGCGGCCCCGGCAAACGAGCGCCAACTCCGCAGTCAGTCAAAGACAAAATGTCTGCTGCTGCAAAAGGTCGTGTGATACCTAAAAAACAACGACAAAAAATTTCGGCCACATTAAAGGGTAGGGCTATCCCACCAGAAGTCCGTGCTCGTATGGCTGAAGGACAACGTAAACGAAGACTTAGGGAGGCTAAAAATGCTTGATTGCGTTGAACTTGAAATGAAGATGGCTGAGCTGATGGCTCAGCAAGAAGCGAGTGGTTTCCGCTTTGAT